AGGCCCAGAAAACCAATTATTAGCCCGCATTACTGATGAAGATTATCAACAAGAGTTACCATTTTAAATAAAAGTATATGTCTAAAATTATTGAATTAGGAGCAGAAGCTCGAGAAAAATTAGTCACAGGTATTGATACTTTAGCAGATGCTGTAGTTTCTACCCTGGGGCCTAATGGAAGGAATGTAGTAATTTCCAAACCTAATGAACCTATCAAATCTACTAAGGATGGAGTTACTGTAGCTAAAAATATTGATTTAAAAGATCCTATTAAGGAATCAGGTGTACAATTAGTAAAACAAGCAGCTATTCAAACCGCAGATTCAGCTGGGGATGGTACTACTACTTCTACTCTATTAGCTAGGGAAATTATTAAAAATGGTTTATCCAGTATTAATAGGGGAGTAAATGCAGTAGAAGTTAAAAGAGGAATTGATTATGCTACTAAAAAAGTAGTTAAGAATCTAAAGAATAAGGTAGCAGAGGATATTTCCTCTGAGGAACAACTAGAACAAGTTGCTACTATTTCAGCTAATAATGACCCTGAAGTGGGGAAACTTATTGCTACTGCTATTGATAAGGTAGGTAGAGATGGTATTGTGCATATTGAAGAATCTAAATCAGGAGAAACTTATCTAGAAACTGTAGAAGGTATGCAGTTTGATAGGGGTTATAAATCACATTTCTTTGTCACTGATAATTCCACTATGACCTGTACATTAGACAATCCATATATTTTAATTGCAGATCACAAGTTCTCTACTGTTAAGGATTTATTACCTATTTTAGAAAGTGTTTCAAATACCAATAAATCACTTCTTATTATAGCTAGTGATATTGATAATGAAGCTTTAGCTACACTTATTGTTAATAAAGCAAGAGGTACTCTAAAAGTTGCTGCTGTTAAAGCCCCTGATTTTGGTGATAGACAAAAATTGGTTCTTGAGGATATTGCTGTGCTTACTGGGGGTCAAGTTTTTGATAAAAATAAGGGAATGAAACTTGAAAAATTTAGTTGGGATTGGTTTGGTGAAGCTCGTACAGTTACAATTACTAAAGATCAAACTACTATTGTAGATGGTAAAGGTGAAGTTAGTGATATTGATTGTAGAGTAGGTGAATTGCAATCACAAATTGAAAATGCTGCATCTCCTTTTGAAATGGAAAAACTACAAGACCGTTTAGGTAGAATGGTTGGTGGGGTTTCTATAATTCATGTTGGTGGTTACAATGAAACCGAAATGCATGAGAAAAAAGATCGTGTAGATGATGCCTTAAATGCTACTAAAGCCGCCTTAGAAGAAGGTATTGTACCAGGAGGTGGGGCCGCATTAGTATACGCTAGTGAGACTCTGAACCATAAAGATGCTTCACTATCTCAGGATTTTTGTCTAGGTATTGATTTAGTTAAGCAAGCGTGTTACAAACCCCTTGAACAGATATTGCTTAATGCGGGTTATAGTGCAAGTGTAATTTATGAAACCATTAATAGAATTTTGGATTCGGAAAATACATGGACTGGTTTTGATTTAAAAAATGAATCCCATATTGACATGCGAGAAGCCGGTATTATAGACCCCACTAAGGTCACTAGAACAGCTCTCGAAAATGCGGCATCAGTTGCAGGAACTGTATTATTAACAGAATGTGTAGTAGTGGAAGAACCTAGCGAGGAAAAAGCTACTCCTGACTATAATGGTATGTTTTAATGGAAAACCGGACTGAAATAGTTGAATTTCCTGAACTCATAGCTATTAGAGTACCACCAGGAGATAAATGGATGTTAAAGGACGATCCTTATGAAAATGTGCACCCATCCATTACTGATGTTTTAGAAGCTTATTTCCAAGCAACGGGATTTAAGGGGGACTATAGATTAGCCCCCTTAGATTCCAAACTTTATGCTATAAAAACAAAGGAGGAGGAAATAGTAGTTGTAGAAGAACCAGAAAAACGTTACGGTTTATTTGGAGAATTCAAGCAGGGTGCGTAACTTCATATAAATAATAAGTTATGAATCATACTCTTCTTAATGAGAAGTATCGTCCCCAAAACCTTGATACATTTGTAGGTAATGAAAATGTTAAACAAACCATTTCCCAGTATCTAAGTAATAATGATATTCAAAATTTCATATTTTATGGTCCAGCGGGTAGTGGAAAAACTACATTAGCTAAAATCATAATTAAGAATTTAGAATGTGATTACTTATATATTAATGCTTCTGATGAAAGAGGTATTGAGACTATTAGAAATAAAGTAGTGGATTTTGCTAGTGTGGCTTCATTTAAACCTATTAAAATTATTATTTTAGACGAAGCGGATTTTTTAACCATCCAAGCACAAGCATCACTTAGAAACATAATAGAAACATTCTCTCGTAATACACGTTTTATCATGACGTGTAATTTTATAGAGCGAATTATTGACCCATTACAGTCTAGATGTCAGGTACTTAAAATAGTACCCCAATCAAAACAGGAAATAGCACGTCATGTTCATGACATTTTATGTAAGGAGGATATAACATTTGAACTAGAAGCCATAGGCACTATAGTAAATAAACATTATCCAGATTTAAGGAAAATACTTAATACTGTACAATTCTCCATTAATGATGGTAAGTTACAGCCTGATGAAAATGTTTTAGTATCATCTAATTATATTAAAAGTGTTATCAAGGAATTAACAGGAACAAAACCTAATTTTAGAAATTTACGCCAAATAATAGCTGATTCTGGTGTAAATGATTATGAAGAATTATTTAGGGCTTTATTTGATCATGCCTCTAAATATGCCCCCGAATTGGAGGGTTCAATAGCCGTTATTTTAAATAACCACTTATATCAGGCCAATTTTAGAATAGATAAAGAAATTAATGCCATGTCGGCTATGGCGAAAATTATAGAATTAAAAAAATCTAACTCAATTATTTAAACATTATTATGGAACAACAAAATAATCAACCACAACTAAACATTGATTTAAAAAACACTACATCAGTAGAAACACCTGATGGGGGAGTAATTTTCCAACAAGGAATGGTTCTTAGAAAAGTATCTAAATTTGTAGTGGGATCGGAAGAGGATGCATTAATCCCTATCCCGGTGTTTTTTGATTTAAAAACTGGAAAAATTATTAAAGATACTTTACCTCCAGATTTAAGAGAAGAATACTCAGAACATACTTTATGACAATTTGGAATTGGTTAGAAGAAATTACTTATAAAAAATCTAATGTTAACTCATTTGATGAACAAGACTGGGACACTTTTAATAGTTACATGATTCATAGGTTTATATCTATGAACCCATACTATATAGAACTAGTTAATGAAGTTCAAACTATTTTACCTACTGAAAAAAAACAAATTTACACTATTTACAGGGAATTAATACCTAAACGTAAAGTATTTTTGAAATATATTAAGGGAAATAGTAGTAAATATAACCCGGAATTAATGGAATTACTATCCAACCATTTTGAGTGTCCTAAAAAAGAAGCTAAGGAATATTTTGATATTTTGGGCAAAGTTAAGATAAAAAATCTATTAAGTAAAATGGGTTTTGAAAAAAAGGAAATAACTAAACTATTAAAAGCCTAAAATGGCCAAGAAAAAAATTCCTAAAATAGTAAAAGAAATACAGAATTTTAAACTTCCCGAGATTAATTATTCTTACCAAAAAAATATTTCTTACTCTCAAATGTCCATGTTTCATGAATGTCCTAAAAAGTGGGCTTTAAGATATAGGGATGGGCATAAAGTATTTTCTTCTAGCATTCACACTGTTTTTGGAACTGCTTTACATGAGGCTTTACAACATTACATGGATGTGATGTTTGAAAGATCTGGTGCGGCAGCGGATAGAGAGGACATTATTGGGATATTTGAAGATTCGTTTAGGGAAAATTATATAAAAGAACTTAAATCTAATAATAATAAACATTTCACTACTCCAGTTGAAATGAGAGAGTTTTATGAAGACGGGGCTAATATTATAGAATTTTTTAAAAAACGTAGAAGTAAATATTTTACTAAAAGGGATAAGTATTTAGTAGGATGTGAAGTACCCATTATAATCCAACCTAATAAAAAGCTAAATAATGTTATGTATATGGGTTATTTAGATTTAGTATTATATGATGAATGGGAAG